CGCGACACTTTTTTACATTCACTTGATTTTCCGCTGAGGGGGTTCGTGTTGTCTCCTCAGCCCGAAGTGTCTGGCGTGGTCACTGCTGCCGCATCGGGTGACCAGCGTGACCTGCTAGTTGCGTTGCGTGCCCGGATCGCTCGTGACATCGACAGCGATAAGACGCCTGCTCGTGACCTTGCCGCTCTGTCGCGTCGGTTGTTGGAGATTGCGAAGGAGATTCGCGCTCTAGATGCGGCGACCTCGAAGGATGATGTTGGCCAAGCAGCCGAAGTCCCTGACGAGAAGTTCGCTACTTCCTGAGGCGCGCCATCTGGTGCTGCCGAAGGGCATCCGCACAACCGGGTTCCCCTCGGTCGAAGCGACGTGCCGTCAGCTCGGTCTGGAGTTTGACCCGTGGCAGCGGACTCTGAATCGCTGCATCCTGGGAAAAGGCAAGCGCAGACAGTACGCGGCTGACACAGTCGTGATGTCGATTCCTCGACAGGTCGGCAAGACCTGGGATATCGGCGCACTGGCGTTCGCGTTGTGCGTCCAGTCGCCGGGGTTGACGGTGATTTGGACGGCGCACCGTTTCAAGGTGGCTCGGGAGACTTTCGAGTCGCTGCGCTCGTTGGCTCGGTCGCCGAAGTTGGCTCCGCACATTGACCAGGCCCCTATTGGTGGCGGCATTGCCTCTGGTGCAGGCAACGAATCGATCACGTTCCGCAACGGCTCACGAATTGTGTTCGCTGCCCGCGAGCGTGGCGCGGTTCGCGGGTTCACCAAGGTCGACATCATCATCTTGGACGAGGCTCAGATCCTCACTGATGGTGCGCTCTCGGATATGGCTCCGACACAGAACCAGGCCGACAACCCGCTGATCATTTTGATGGGCACGCCACCGAGACCGCAGGACCCCGGCGAGGTGTTCTCGCGGTTGCGGGCTGAGGCACTCAAGGGCGAGTCGGATGACGTGCTCTATGTGGAGTTCTCGGCGCCTGCGAACGCCGATCCTGATGACCCAAAGGCGGTTGCTGAGGCGAACCCGTCGTATCCGAAGCGGACCAAGCCGAAGGCGATTCGTCGGCTGCGGAAGCTGCTGAGTGTCGAGGACTACATGCGCGAAGTCCTGGGCATCTGGGACGACGACGTGCAGGTCGGCAACGGGGTTGACGTGTTGGCGTGGGGTCGGCTGGTTGACCGTGGGGTTGAGCCGGATGCTCGTGCGTTGTTGGTGTTGGATGTGTCACCTGATCGGCGGTCTGCGTCGATTGGCGTGGCGTCGGATGCTGGTGACGGTCGCACGTTGGTGATGGTGCGCCGAGAGCCTGGTTTGACGTGGGTTGTGCCGCGCGTGCAGCGGTTGCTGGCGAAGCAAGACATTGTCGATGTCGCATTACATCCGGGCACGCAGGCTGGTGCGCTGATTCCGGAGCTGGTTGCAGCGGGCGTGGAGTTCTCGACCTTGACAACCGGCGATGTGGGCCGGTCTTGCGGCTGGTTTCAGGAGGCCGTGAAAGACGGCTTGATTGTGCATCGTGGGCAGCCGGACTTGAACGCGGCTGTGGCGAACGCTCGGACTCGGCGCTCTGGTGAGGCCGAGTACTGGGACCGCCGAGACCCAACTATCGACATTTCACCTGTGGTTGCCGTGGCGAACGCGGCCTATCAGTGGGGCAATCAGCGGTCCCCCGACTATGACGTTCTGGATTCGATCTACTGAGGGGGCGATGTGACGACTGTGCTTGACCTTGTTGGTGTCGCTGCCTTGGGCGGCTTTGCGTGGTTCGTGTGGCCTCCGTTGGTCCTGTTGGTCCTTGGCGTGTCTGCCCTTGTTGTCTCGTGGCGACTGGCGGCATCGTGAGCTTGTTCTTCCGTCGCGCCACTGAGGAGCGCGCCATTACCGACATGGCATGGTCCAAGGTCAGTGAGCCTGCGGTACCGGGCTGGGACGCGGCTTTGGGGATCGTGCCGGTCTTTGCTGCGGTGCGCCTGATCGCTGAAGCGGTCGCCACGCTGCCGTTGCAGCAGTACCGGAAGGTTGGCAGTGAGCGTCAACCGATGCCGTTGTCGAAGGTGTTTGAACCGCCTTCGGGCTCTCGCTTGTCGTGGGTTCAGCAGCCGTTGGTGTCGCTGTTGATGCGAGGGAACGCATATGGCCTCTTGAGTGGATACGACGCCTCGCTGGGCGGTATGCGTTCGACGGCCACGTGGTTGCATCCGGACAAGGTCCGGAATGTCGAGGGTGTCTGGTATTACAACGGTCGCAAGGTGGAAGGCGACCTCCTGCACATCCCTGGCCTCAGTGCTCCGGGAAGTGTTCTTGGGGTCTCGCCGTTGACGATGTGTCGTCAGGCCATCACTGCGGGGGCCGATGCCGAGAGGTTCATGTCGACGTGGCTCTCGAACCGCGCGCGACCTTCGATGGTGTTCCGCAACATCGAGAAGGCGTTGCCGAGTGCTGACGCTGCGGTGATTAAGGAGCGCGTGAGTTCCACGGTCCAGTCTGGTGAGCCGTTCGTGATCGGCAAGGACTGGGAAGTCACAATGCTCGGCCTGTCGGCTGATGATGCCGGGTTCGTGCAGTCGGCTCGACTCTCGGCAACACAGGTGGCGACGGTGTTCGGGATTCCACCGCAGATGATCGGCGGAGACGCGGGAAGTTCGCTCACCTATTCGACGGTGGAGCTGAACCAGATCCAGTTCTTGACCAACACACTTCGCCCTTGGATTACGCGCCTCGAAGAGGGGTTCAGCAGCTTGCTGCCGCGTCCGCACTACGTGAAGTTCAACGTCGACGCCATGCTGCGGGTCGACACCAAGACCCGGCACGAGGTCTTCCAGATTGACCGGAACATCGGCCTCAAGAGCATTGATGAGCTGCGCGCCCTCGAAGACGAACAGCCACTACCTGATGGCCAAGGAGCCGACTACACCCCACTGGGGCAAATGGGCGCTGCCCGAGCCAAGGAGGCACGATGAGCAAGGAACTTGAGCGGCGGCAGTTGCGCGAGCCGGTCGCGGTCCGCAGTGGCGACGGCGACACGCCTCGGATCGGTGGCTATGCGTTGAAATTCAACAAGCTGTCCCGCAATCTGGGCGGCTGGGTGGAGCAGATCGCACCAGAGTCGCTGAACAAGTCTGCGGGCGATGGCTGGCCCGGCGTGATGGCCCGCTACAACCACGAACTTCTGCTCGGCAGCATCGCAGGGGAGTCGCTACGGCTCGCCATCGACGGCACCGGCCTCGACTACGAGGTTGACCTGCTGGACGACCCTGCTTCTCAGCGCGTCCGCGCGTTGGTGGCGCGCGGGGACGTGTCACGGTCCTCTTTTGCCGCTTACATGCACGAGTCCGACTGGTCCCTCACTCCTGACGGCTTCCCGCTGCGCACTGTGCTCGGAATGTCGCTTGTTGACGTGGCTCCAGTTGACGATCCTGCCTATTACGACACCTCGACAGGTCTGCGGTCGCTGGCTGAGGCGAGGTCGCTTGACGTGGCCGAGGTCGAGCAGTTGGCGCGGGAGAATCGACTGACTGAGCTCATCAAGCCTGCTGTCGAGGTGTTTGACCTTGGCGGCTCCAAGAACTCCGGCCAGGCGGGGCAGGGCGAAACCCACCCCTCGGGCCAGGTCAGTGTGCTGCTGCGCGCACTGGATTTGAAGAAGCAGCTCTGACGGCAGGGTGCAACCCACCGTCGCTCATCAAACTCACCTTCTGAACCTCTGAAAGGGGCTCGTCATGGCAGATCACGCCTTTCTCAAGCGCCTTCGCGAGCAGCGCCAGAACACCTGGGAGCAGGCCAAGTCCCTGCTCGACAATGCTGCTGCGGAGAACCGCGACCTGACCGCCGAAGAGCGGTCGCAGTACGACCAGATGAACGCTGACCTCGACGCTGGTGCGGAGACCATCCGCTCCATCGAGGAGAGTGAGCAGCGCAACGCTGAGGCCGCTGAGGCTTTGCAGCGGATCATGGACCAACGGCCAGTAGAGCCCCGTGAGCAGGAGAACACCGCGCTGCGGTCTTTCCTGCGCGGTGAGGCGCGCGCCTTTGACCTCAAGCCTGATGGCAAGGTCGATTACCGTGCACTGACCAAGGGCACTGCCACCGCTGGTGGCAACACCGTCCCGACTTCGTTCTATGACCAGCTGATCGCACACATGATCGAGGTCTCTGGCGTCCTGATGGCTGGCCCGACGGTGCTGAACACCGACTCGGGTGAGTCCATTGAGGTTCCCACCACGACCGCGCACTCTTCGGCTGCCATCGTGGCTGAGAACGCGGCCATTGGTGCCTCTGACCCCGCTTTCGCGAAGCGGACGTTGGGTGCTTACAAGTACGGGGTCTTGCTTCAGGTCAGCAACGAGCTGCTGTCTGACACTGGCGTTGACCTGGAGGGCTACCTCGCTATGCAGGCTGGTCGCGCTCTGGGCAACGCCTTTGGTGCCCACTTGGTGACCGGCACCGGCTCGGGACAACCGACCGGTGTGATCACGTCGGCCACTACCGGCGTGACTGGTGAGACCGGTGTCGCTGGTGGGTTCACTGCCGACAACCTGATCGACTTGTATTTCTCGGTCATTGCCCCGTACCGCAACAGCGCGTCATGTGGGTGGCTGATGAAGGACGCCACGCTGGCGAATGTCCGCAAACTCAAGGACACCACCAACCAGTACCTGTGGCAGCCGTCGATCCAGGCCGGTGCGCCCGACACGCTGTTGGGGAAGCCGGTCCACACCGACCCGAACGTGGCCGCTGTGGCGACCTCGGCGAAATCGGTGGCGTTCGGCGACTTCTCGGCGTATTTCGTGCGCCAGGTCAATGGCATTCGCTTCGAGCGGTCCGATGACTACGCCTTCAACACTGATCTGGTGACCTTCCGCGCCCTGCTGCGTGGTGACGGTCTGACCGTCGACCAGACCGGTGCAATCAAGGTGTTCGCGGGCGCTGCTTCCTAGCGCTAAGAACCTTGCGGGCAGCGGGTGACTGCCCATATCCCCGCTGCTCGCAAGGCCCCTTGTTTTCAACTCTCTCCGTGGAGGTTTCTGTGAAGGTCCAGATGAAGTCGCGCATCTCCGGCACTCGGGACGGCCAGGATTGGCCCGAGATTGGGGAGGTCATCGACCTGCCTGACACCGAAGCTGTGGACTTGCTCAACGCTGGGCTGGCTCAGGTGCCTGGCGAGGACGAGGGCGCACCTGTCACTCGGCCTGCTCCGAAGGCCACCAAGCGCGCCCCGAAAGCCAAGGCGTAGCCGGTGTCCGTGCTTGACCTTGAGACCTTCAAAGCCCACGTAGGCTTGTCGGGCTCGGAACAGGACGCCGCAGCGCAGCGCATCCTCGATGCTGCCGAGGCTGCGGTGGCTAGGGTCATCGACTCGCCACTCAGGGTCGGCACCTACACCTGTACCGCGACCTCTGCTGGGTCGGTAGTCCTGCCGCACGTGAACGTCTCTGCGGTCACGTCGCCTGCCGGAGTGACCGTGAATCCCGCGACGAGCATCGCCAAAGGTTCGTTTAGTGCGGGTGACGTGCTCACCTATACCGCTGGATTCGACGCGCTGCCTGCTGACTTGGAGTTGGCGGTGTTGGAGTTGGCGCGGCACATGTGGGCGTCAACCATTCGCAAGGGAGGCAACCGCGCCGTGGAGTCGGCTGCCGCGCTGGGTGGCTATCTACTGCCTGCTGCAGTGGAGTCCTTGCTGGCCCCACATCGGTCGCTGGGGTTCGCGTGATTCCTTCGGTCATTCCTGCGGTCACTGACGCCTTAGTGGGCTTGTCTGAGGCTGCGGTGGAGCCGCTGGGGTTCGTCGTATTCGACGGTGTCGGGCTCGGTGAAGATCCCTCCGATTTCGTGGTGGTCGGCATCCCTGACCCCACCTCCTCGAACCTGTCGACGGCGGCGACGGTGGAGCAGGATTGGGCGACGCTGGGGAATCTCTCCCGCGACGAGTCCGGCTCTCTGGACTGCATCGCCTACGCCGTGGACGGCGATAGTGACCAGAAGGCAGCGCGTGACCGCGTTTTCGCTGCGGTGGCCGCGATTGGTGCGGCTGTCTTGTCTGACCTGACCCTCGGTGGCGTGCCGGGGCTGCTGTGGTCCGGGGTCCGGATCACCCATTACGACCAATCTCAGTCCGACTTCGGCGCTGAGGCCCAAATCAGTTTCCAGCTCGGTTTCCGGGCACGCATCTAGGAGGCCCTGGTGGCAAAGATCCGCAACGTTTCCGGCGAGGACCGTTTCGTCCCCTCGCTGTCGCGCCTGGTGATGGATGGCCAGGTGATCGAGGTGGACCCCGATCACGTTTATGCCTTCACTCAGTCGGCCATTTGGGAGGCGGTCGACAAGGAAGCGAAGGCTGCCGAGCTAAAGGCCGAGGCCGACTATCAGGCTACTCTTGCTGCTGCGAACCCGGTGACTGAGCCGGACGACGCGCCAGACGGCACCCCCACCACTGACAACGACGAGTCCCAGGAGGGCTGATAGATGGCTATTGCTTCGGGGCTTGCTGCCCAGATTGGCGTTGCTGCCGAATCCACGTATGGGACCTATGTGGCTCCGACTCGGTTCCTGGAATACAACAAGGCTGACCTGAAGAAGAAGAAGAACGTTGTCCAGGGCGGCGGGCTCGCGGCTGGGCGGATTGCTCAGCTGGGGTCGCGCCGCGTGGTCACCTCTGAGTCCGTCGAGGGTGGCTTTGAGCTTGAGGTCGCCAACAAGGGCATGGGGCTGCTGCTGGCCCACCTGCTGGGGTCCTCAGCTACTCCGGTCCAGCAGGGCGCGACGGCTGCCTACCTCCAGGCTCACACAGTGGGCGACAACATCGGCAAGTCGCTGACCATCCAGCATGGCGTACCCGACTTGACTGGGACCGTGCGCCCATTCACCTTCAAGGGCTGCAAGCTCTCGGGTGCTGAGCTCTCCTGCAAGGTGGACGACCTGCTCACCATGTCGCTCGATATCGACGGACGACAGGCATCAGAGGTCGAGACGCTGGTAGCGGCATCACTGGCGACCGGGGTCGCCCCGTTCCACTGGGCACAGATGTCGGTCAAGCTCGGCACGTTCGGCGCTGAGGCTGCGGTGTCTGGCGTGAAGGGCTTCTCGGTGAAGTTCGACCGAGGCATGGCCTCAGAGCGCTTCTACGCGGGCGCGGGTGGGCTCAAGGCTGAGCCGATCATGAACGACTTCCTGAAGGTGTCGGGCAGCATCGAGGTGGACTTGGTCAACAAGGCCGACTTCGCCGACCTGTTCGCCGCAGATTCGGCCACGTCGCTCGTGATTGAGTTCGTCGGACCGTTGATCGCGTCGACGTACTACCAGACTTTCCGGATCAAGGTTCCAATGGTGTTCTTCGACGGTGACACCCCGACCGTCGATGGCCCCGATGTCACGAGCGGCGGTTACCCGTTCGTCGCGCAGCTCGACGGCACGAATCCGCTGGTGTCGATTGACTACATCTCGACTGACACCACGCTGTGACCGAAATCAGCATCCGGGGTGCGGAGGACCTCGAGAGGCTGGCGAAGCAGCTCAAGGAGGCGGGCCGCAACGACCTCCGCAAGGAGCTGCTGGCCGGCATCCGTGCCTCAGTCAAGCCGATCACCTCTGACATCCGTGACCGGATTCGGGAGCGGCTCCCGTCTAGTGGCGGGCTCGCTGACCGAGTGGCGACAGCGACCATCAGTGCCCGCACGCGCCTGACTGGCAAGTCGGCTGGGGTGAGCCTGATCGGGAAGCGTGGCAAGTCGATGCTGTCGCGACTCAACGAGGGCATTTTGAAGCACCCGCTGTATGGCAACCGGTCCCACTGGTACACGCAGGCGGTGGAGCCGGGGTGGTTCGACAAGGCCATCATCGAGGACTTGGACCTGCTACAGAAGAACATCATCGACGCAATGGAGAGGGTGGCCGAGAAGGTCGCCCAGGGGGTCTGAAAATGCGCTACGTCTATACGCCAGAGGGTGCCGAGCCGCAAAGCTGGGAGTACGACGCCTCGCGGTTGTTGTCGCCTGAGGCTGAGGCGATTGAGCGGCATACCGGCTGGACGTTCGAGGAGTGGCAGGCCCAGCTCGGTCGCGGGTCGATGCTCGCCCATCATGGTCTGTTGTTCGTGCTGTTGAAGCGGTCGAGGCCCACACTCAAGTGGGACGAGGTCGTCTTTTCGTACGCCGAGGTGGACTTCGAGCTGGACGAGGACGAGACCCGCGAGGCTATCGCTGCGTTGGAGGCTGAACCCGAGTTGTCCGAGCGTGAGCAGGCTGCTTTGGACCTGCTGCGGGGGACGCTTGATGAGGCCCCAAAAGCGTCGGACGAAGCCCTCGAGCTGAGCGACGAGAACGCTATCTCGGGCTCCTAGCTCACCTGCTGAACATTCGTCCTTGGGAGTGCGACCTGCTGACGGTCGCTCAAGAGAACGCCCTGTTGGCGTGGATTGACCAATACCAGCGTGATGCAGCGAAGGCTGCGCGCGACAACTAGACAACGGCGAGGCGGTGGTCACGGTGGCTGACGCCAAGGTCAAGTTTGACATCCTCGCCAAAGACCAAGCCTCCGACAAGTTCAACAAGGTCGGGAAGGCGGCGGACCAGCAGCGCGGCAAGATGCAGTTGCTCGGCAAGGCTGGGAAGCTCGCCGCGATGGGGCTGGCGGCTGGCCTGGTGGTCGCTGCTGGCGCTGCGGTGAAGTTCGTCCAGGCCGCGATTGAGGACGAGGCGTCGGCCAAGCGGATGGCGACTCAATTCCGCAACTCTGCCGGTGCGACGAAGTCGCAGATTGCCGCGACTGAACAGTGGATTAGTGCTCAGGGCCGCGCCAAGGGCGTGGCTGACGACGACTTGCGGCCCGCATTGAGCAACCTGGTCCGGGCGACCGGTGATGTGGGGAAGGCGCAGAAGCTCGCCGGTCTGGCGATGGACATCAGCGCGGGCACGGGCAAGGACCTCGGCGCGGTATCGACGGCGCTGGCGAAGGCCCAGAACGGCAACGTGGGTGCCTTGTCGCGGCTTGGTGTCAAGACCAAGGACGCCGAAGGCAAGACGATGAGCTTCAAGAAGGTCGTCGGCCAGTTGGGCGACACCTTCAAGGGTGCGGCGTCCAAGCACGCCGACACGACGGCGGGTCGGTTCGCTCGGTTGAAGCTGATCGGGTCCGAACTGGGCGAGTCGATTGGCGCGAAGCTGCTGCCACCGATTACCGAGTTTGCTGGGTTCCTGCTCAACCGAGTGGGGCCTGCGTTGTCGAAGGCTGGCGGCTGGATTCAGACCAACCTCGTGCCGCCACTGGTGGCGGTCGGTGGGTTCATCAAGTCCAAGGTGCTGCCCGCGTTCGCTCAGCTCAATGGCGGAGTCAGCAAAGTGACTGGCCCGCTGGCGGTGTTCGCGGGTTGGATCAAGGGCAAGGTTGTGCCCGCCATTCAAGAGGTGGCGTCCTATATCGGGCAGCGCGCCAAGCCGGTGATTGCGGCGTTTGGTGACGTGTGGCGGACCAAGATTCAGCCGGCGTTGTCGGCTGCTGCCGCAAAGTTCCGGGCCGTGCAGCCCGCGATTGCTGCGGTCGGGTCGTTCCTGTTGTCGCTGGGCAAGGCCGTGTTCAAGGTGGCGGCGTGGATTTTGTCGAAGCTGTTGCCGCCGCTGGGTCGGTTGGCGGGCTGGATTCTGTCGAAGGTTATTCCGGCTGTCGCCTGGCTGGTGACGGGCCTGATCCGTGTCGTGGGCGCCATCGCCAAGTTCGGGTCGGCGTTGATTCGCGGCATCGGGTACGCGATCAAGTTCGCGTCGTCCATCAAGACGAAGATTGGCAACGCGTTGGACTTCATCAAACAACTCCCCGGCAAAGTCAAGAGCGCAGTCTCCGGTGCTGGGAAATGGCTGCTAGAGGCGGGCAGGAAGATCATTGATGGTCTGATCAGCGGCATCAAATCTTCGCTCGGCAAGCTCGGCTCGTTCCTGCGCGGCATCGGGAAGTTTGTGCAGGATCACAAGGGCCCCCCCGCTGAGGACGCGCGAATGCTGACCCCGGCAGGCATCCTGATCATGGATGGCTTGATGCGTGGCATCGAGTCGCGCAAGCGCGCGCTCGGGAAGCAACTCGCGAGCGTGTCGGGGATGGTGTCCGGTGTTGGCGGGGATTTGTCGCTGGCTCCTGTTGGCGGCTTCGGTGGTCGCCCTGGCAGCGGTTCGGTGGGGTCGTCGTCGGCGTCGCATGAGGCTCTGGTGGCTGCGTTTGTGGACGCCCTGGACCGGATTGACTGGCGGATCAGGGGTCAAGACATCGTCGCGGTCTCGAACAACTTCAACCGGGTGCGTGGGCACAGGTGAGCGCCACTCCCGTCGTGCAGCTGCTTGTCGGCGTCGGCTACACCACCGACATCACGTCACTGCTGTCCATCAAACTGCCCGTGTCGGTGACCCGTGGCAGGTCGGATGAGTTTTCGGACGTGCAGCCCTCGGTGATGACCCTCACCCTGGACATTTCCACCACCACACCCCCAACCGCCCTCGTGGTCGGCGCACCGATTCGGTTGCGTGCCACAGTCAACGGGGTCACGACAAACCGGTTCACTGGGGTCGTGGAGTCCACTCAGGTGACGTGGCCGAAGGGTGCTGAGGCTGCGTGTGTGGTGTCGGTGACTGCCGTTGACTCACTGGCTGCACTTAGTCGGCGGCGCTTGTCGGGCGTACTGACGCAGGCTGTGACGACACTGGCTCCCGACATCTACTACCCCCTCGATGAGCCTGAAGGGGCGACCTCATGCGGGGATCGCACCGGGCATGGCTGGCCGACTCTCGCACTCGCTCAGCGGGGCGCTGGAGGCACGTTCTCTCTCGGGGGTGGCACGGGTCCGGCGACCGAGTCGGGCACGGCTGCGACTTTCGAGCGGGCATCCGCAACCGCAGGACCGTATCTCACCGCGAGCTACACCGCGGAGCAACTCCGGCTCTTCTCAACCACCTTTGCCTTTGTCGTGAGTTCCTCAACCGTGGCCGCTCAGTCGTGGATTCGGTTGCGTCGGCCAGATATAGAATCCTCTGACGGCACGCCACTCCTGGAGATTGGCTGCACCGCCGCTGGTTACCTCCAGATCAAGTCGGCGTACCGGGCGGGATTCACCGCGGCTGGCACCGTCAATATCTGCGACGGACTCCCCCACCTAATCCTGGTTGTTTGCAACGAGTCCCCCGGCGGCTTCGGCATCGCTGGCGCATTCAACGTGATGGCCGGGGTTGATAGCGACACACTCTCGCTGACAGCCAACGACACCAGCTCACCGGATCGAGTCCCGAGCATCTTCAGGATCGACCTAGGCGGCTCAGCATCCACGGGCTCCAACATGGCGAGCGCCTCGATATCTCGGCTCATGCTCTGGGGTCGAGAGCTGAGTGCAGGCGAGAGGTCCTCTCTAGTTGCCGCCGCCACAACCGGCTTCATCACCGACTCGACCAACGGGCGCATCCAACGGATCGCGACCTGGGCGGGCATCACGAACCTCGCTCTGGAGACCGGCTCTGTTACTTCTGTTGCTCACCAGGACACCACTGGACTCTCACCAATCGCGGCCATGCAGGCTGTGGCTGCGACCGAGCGTGGCCTGGTGTTTATCAACGGCTCGGGGCAACTAGTGTTTCACGCTCGAAGCCACCGCGACGCGCCAACATGGACAGCCCTAGTGGACGCCAACGCACTCAACGAAGACGTTACTTTCACGACCGACACCCAGGCGCTCATCAACAAGGCCACAGTGAGTCGTCCGGCTGGTGCAGCGCAGACCTTCCTCGACTCGGCCAGCATCGCGGCGTACGACGAGTACGCGACCGATGCGGAGTTGTTGTTCACCAACGACACGGACGCCTACGACGCCGCGGCCTGGCTGGTGAACACCCACGGCACCCCCGCGCCCCGTATCTCAACGGTGACGTTGGACCTGCTCACTCAAACAGCCGCGATCACCCAACAGCTTCAGGCGCTCGAACTCGGCTCACTCATCGGCATCACCGGGCTTCCGTCGCAAGCGCCGAGCGGTTACGTCGCCCTCTTTGTTGAAGGTTGGAGCGAGTCCATCTCAGTGGATGCCTGGGAAATGGTGCTCAACACTTCGCCGCTCGACTCAGGGCTAGTCCTCGACTCCAGCGCTTATGGCCAACTCGACTATTGGAGGCTCGGATGAGCTTGGACACCACCCCTGCCACATACACCTCAGGCCAGACTCTGACGGCTGCGATCATGAACGCTCAGGTGCGTGACGCGATCAGCGGCCTTCAGGCTGCATGGTCCGACACGGCCACCACATGGACTGCTGCCACCACGAACCCCACGCTGGGTGACGGTGTGCTGAACAACCGAGTCAACAGGACAGGTAAGTCGATCGCTGTGAACTTGACGCTGGTGTTTGGATCTACGACCACGAGGGGTTCGGGTGCCTATACATTCACGCTTCCAGTCGCTTCTGTGTTCAGCACCACGACGTACGTCAACCTTGGGTCCGCCTCCATGCGCGACACATCGGCATCAGCCAACCGCATCGGTGCAGCGATCCTGACAAGCCCCACCACCTTCCAAATCGTTGCCGCTGACGGCACCACGGTGGGGTCGGCTGCTCCGTGGACGTGGGCTAGCGGCGACATTCTCAGCATCAACCTCGAATATGAGGCAGCCTGACCCATGAGTGAGACCGACGCTGCAATCGAGCGCACCCAGGGTCTAGCGCAGTCGATAGCCGAAAGCGCGATGCGCTACCGGGCCGACCGCTTGGACCTGGTGCGGATTCACGCGGGCACCAAGCTCGCAATGGGTCTGCTGATCTTGTTCACGGGAGGGCTTCCAACCATCGAGTCGTTGGTGGGAGTGTGGACGAGAACCGCGCTAGGTCTAGGTGCTCTGATCGGTGGCTTGGTGCTGCTGGTTGGCGTCTGCCGTAAGAAGCTGGTGCTCGCAGGCGTGGGCCTGGTACTCATCGGCCTCTGGGATGTGGCGATGGCGGCCGGGGTGGCCGCGACGGTGATCCTTGGCGGCATTGAGTTTGTGCCGCCGTGGGAGCCGCTGCCTTTGACTGCGCCGCGACCATATGTGATCGCCGTCTATGCCGCGCTCGCTTTGATGATCTGGGGGGTCCACATTCCCGCCCTGCTGAGGGCCTTCCGACGGGAGACGCTCCAGTGATTGAACTCAGCGACGCCGCATGGACCGCCGCCGCAACGGTGCTCGTTGCGATCATTACCCCGGTTGCGGCTGTCGTGATGAAGCGCAGCGACAAGGCAGTCAAGACATCCGACCAGGCCAACAAGACCTCTGAGTCAACCGCAACGGCGACCCATGACCTCGACGCCAAAGTGTCAGCAATGGCCGACGCGCTCGCTGACGTCTCCAACCGCCTGAAGCAACAGGAGAAGAAGCTCACCCTCTTCTCGGTGTGGGCGCAGCAGATCACCCAATGGGCTGATGCTGCCTACCGCCGACTGCGCCAGGACGAACCTGACTGGCCCAAGCCACCGAAACTGCCCGACCTCGACACCGACTGAACCCCGCCGATGAAGCGGGGTTCTTCATTTTTAGGAAGTGAAGCTCATGGCTTTACCTTGGCATCTGCGCGGCTTGATTCATAAGCCGAATGGCACCGGCTACCCGGTGTGGGGTGGTATCCAAGCGATCCTCTGGGCGATCCACCGCCTCAAAGGCTCGATCGACATCGACGTTCACGTCACCAAGGACCACGTCCTGGTCGCTGTGCACTGGCTCAAAGACTGGCTGTGGCCTGACGGGCGACGCGTTACCGGCGCTGTGGGTGACTACACCTACGCCGAGTTGCAGACCATGAGACCCCGGCGCGGTGGCCCTTGGCGCATTCAATCGGTGCCCGAAATCATGGCCATCGTGGGCGGCAAGATCATCCTCTGCCTGGAGACCAAACCTGACCCCGCCTTCCACCTGATTACCACCTGGGCGCGGCTCCGTGAAGACGCCGACCGCACCGGCGCACGGGTGCTCATCATGTTCATCCAGTCTTACGGCTCCACGGTTGCTAGACGACAGGCGTGGGAGCAGTCGATGGAATCCATCGGGCGCGCCGCAAAGATGCACTTCCCCGTGATGCTCCTGGCTCGCAGCCTCATTGACCCCCGACGCTGGGACTTCATCGACGCATGGAAGGGACCCCGGAAGTTCGGGCGTCTGCTCCCCGCCACGGTCGCTTGGGTCGGTGCCGGTTCTCCGTGGGGTCACACCGAGCACCCGAAGGTTCGCACCCCCGGCCTGGTCTCGATCCCGAAGCCGCCCCCCGGCCCGCAGTTGCCGAAGCCGGACCCCCGACCCCCTGCACCCCAGGAGCCCGCTATGCCTGCACTGGACGACCGCTACGACCGTACGACCCGCAATGGCTGCAAGGTGGACCGTTGGACCGCACAGGCCCTCGATGCCGCCCAAGAGAAGTGCGGCCTCACTCTGACCGTTACCCAGGGGTCGTGGTCTACCTCTGTCGGCGCGTCGGCTGGCACACACGCTGGCGGTGGCGTGGTGGACCTCAAGCCCACCACCAACCCAACCAAAGCCGTCAAGGCTCTCCGTGAGTGCGGGTTCGCTGCATGGCATCGCAAGCCCGGGCAAGGTCCTTGGCCCTCACACATTCACGCCGTGCTCATCAACAACACCCAAGCCGCCGCATCAGCAAAGAGGCAGGTAGTCGCCTACGAGGGCGGACTCAACGGGCTGGCAAACGGTGGCCCTGACGACGGACCCAAGGTGCCGGTTCAAGTGTTCCCGTACCGCGGAATCCCACAAAGGAGAAGTGACATGAACGCAGTCGAATATGGGCGGTATCTCATCAAGGCCGGTCTGGACCAGCTCGCCAAGACAGACAAGCCGCGCCCCGCTGTTGCCGCCGCCGCCAAGGCCATCACCAAGGCGCTCAAAGACATGCCGAGCAAGTAAGGAGCCTGACCATGAACCCCCTGCAAGCAATCCCCGCGAAGGCCCGCTTTGCACTCTATGTCGTGTACTTCGTCGGGTCGGTGGTCCTCACCTACCTGGCCACCAAGCACATCGTCGGCGCGGATGAGATCGCGCTCTGGACCGGCCTCGGTGCGGTCTTCGGTGTCACCGCTGCCTCGAACGTTGACCTGGGCGACGAGGGCGAAGGTGTCTAACCTCCCCCGCCTGGTCCTGCCGCCACCTGCCCGTGAGCGCGTGGCAATCGCTGGATCACTCATCGCCATCGGTCTGAGCATCCAAGGGCTGTGGGCAGGCATCGAGCGACTCTGGACGATCTATAAGGAGCACCGCACATGAGCTTCACGCTGACTGGCACACTCAAAGACTTCGGCTCAGGCATCCCCGCTGGTGTCGAGGGTTACGTGCAGGCCGGGGGCATGGTCTCGTGCGTGTGGACTCGATGCGCTCGGCACTGGTGGCTAGTCAGGCGCTCACGGTCAATGGCAACTACCTAGACGCAGCCGCACGACGCCCCCGTCAGCCCTCAGGGTTGGCGGG